GTTACATCTACACCAATATTCTTTTCTTGTTCTATTTGTGATCTGCCTATTTCAATAATATCCGAACATACCTTTTCGTCAATAGAGCCACGAAATATCCAGTAATCGTACTTGGTATACATTAGATCGCACCACTAGTAAACTTTCGCCAATCAATTGCATTTTTTATAGCAAATGTTCTATTGGTAATTTGACGTAAAGTTCTATCTAAGAAATCTATTACTGTTGTTAAGTATTCTACTTTTTGAGTTAGTCTTTGTATTTCTTCATCAGCATTTAAATATTTGTCAATATCTGTTTTTAATATTTTTAGATCAAATGGTTTTTGTGCATACACAGAAGCATCAGCTTTACCTGTATAATATTCCCACTTATCACGTCTTAAAGTATTTAATTCTGCTTGAGATTTTGTAAGAAGTAATTTAAATTTGTTTAGGTGCTTTAAATATTTGTTGTGTAATTGGGGTGTTTTTAAAGCTTCAATATCCAACTCTGAATCATTGATTTTTAAATCTTTATCAGCCAATTCCTGTAATTGTTCTATATCCATAATATCCTCATTATATCACAAAACCCTTAAAATGTAAAGGTTATTATGATGTAGTTAAACTAGTTGTTGAGGCATTTACACTCGCAAAGTTGTAAATTTTATAGCCAAATACCACACTAGCTGTTAAATAATCCACGTCTGTAGGTTGTTGATCGTAATTAAGACCAGTAATACTAATTGGATATAAGTCTGAAAATCTTACTTCCAATATAGAATTGTTTTTACTTGTCAATACGGTTAACGTTGCGTCTGAAAAAGTACCACCATCTTTAGCAGTACCATATTTTGTTTTACCAATAGTTTCTAAACTAGGCACGTCTGAACCAGGAAATCTATCTGCACCAGAAGCTAATACACCTCTGTAATCGGCATAACTATCTGAAAATCCTAGACCTCTAATCCAACCATGTATCTCTTGCCAGTTTTCTAAATTTTCATCTACCATAAACGTCATGTTTAATGGGTCATATGAAAGTTTATCTCCTGGTAGAGGTATATTTTTTAATGGTGTTGCCATTTCAGCAGTACCTAATGTAATACCAGGTATGTTTATGGCCGTGCAAAAATACTCAACTTTAGGCAGTTTTAATATATTAAATTTAAACTGCGTTGGACTTGCATAGTCCAAATTTGTTGGTTGACGTGAAAAACTATTTGTAGTTGTCATACTTATATTTATCCATCAAATAGGCATAAAAAAAGGGGAAGATTTTTCAACCCTCCCCTTCTTAAAATTGGTTGTAATACCAAACTTATATTACATTAAGTTCGCAACTTGAACTCTTCTGTAGTATCTGTTTGAGTTAGCAGAACCTGAACCGTTGATTACAGCTGCGTCACCAGTACCTGCTTCAGCAAATGGGTTTGCTTGTAAGCCGTATCTAGTTTTGAAACCGATCTTCGGTTGGAAAGTGTCTTGTCCAACTGCTCTCACCATTTGTAGTGGAACATATGGGCAATAGAACATACCAGCGTCATAAGGTGAAGTACCTTTATAACCAACTACGAAGTATTGCTTCGAAGTGTTGTTTGCTGAATATGGATCAATGTACACTTTAAATCTACCATTTAGAACACCTGCAAAAGTATTACCTGTGTCATCTACGTTTAGATTGTTGTTTAACGCTGGAGCGTAATCTAAAACACCTGCCATTTGTAAAGCACTTGCAACATCTGAAGAACAGATAATGATGTTACCTTTTCCTCTTCGTGTTCTTTGTGCGATAGCATTTGCTTCTCTCTCAACTTGGAACATTAAACCTTTAAATCTTTCAACAGACCATCTACCGTTTGAGTCAGTATCTAAGTCAAAGATTCCTTCAGTTGTTGTGTTCACAGTACCAGTATTTGCACTAGCACCTTTTTCAGCGTTGATGTAGATTGTTCTTACAACTTCTCTGTTGATCTCTGCAAGGATCTCAGCAGAAAGGATGTTCGCCAATTCTGTTTCAGCGTCTAAACCATGGATTGCTTTTAAGTCTTGTGCAAGTTCCATTGTGTACTCAGCTTTTAGAGCTCTTGACTTAGCTGTTACTGTTGACTTCTCAATTGAGAATGCCATTTCAGCAAAAGCGTTACCAGCTGCGTCACCTAGTGCTTCAGCAGCGGCTGTAGTCATACCAGTACCACTTGTGTATGTTCCTGGAGAACCATCGTTAAGTACAGCTGGGTTAGTACCTGAGTCAGCAGTTGATGAATAACCATCTACACTTGAACCAGCTGCATTTCTACCAGAGAAATCAGTATCAGCTGCGTCAAATAATGCTTCAGTACCAGACTGTGTTGAGTATCTACTTCTCATTGCGAAGATAAGTCCTGTTGGACCTGTCATTGGCTGAACGCCAGCAATGTCGTAAGCGATAAGATTAGGCATAGCTCTTCTAACTAATGAGATCAAAATTGGATCCCAATTGTTAACACCAGAGCCAGTTGCGTTTGTAGGCGCAGCTTCTGTCATAAAAGCAGCGTCTTCTTTTTGTGCTCTTTCTTGGTTTTCCAAGATAACACTTGTAACGGCACGTCTATATGAATCAGTAATTTTTGGTAAATCACCGTGTTCTAAGACTGGCTGCCATTTTTTTTCGTAAGTTTCAGATAAGTACATATCTTTTATCTCTCCTCTTTACTATTATTTTGACAACTTAATGTCTTTAGTTTTACTAATAGCGGCGGTATAAGCAGCCATAGCATCGCTCAAATCCACGTTGTGTGTATCTTCGCCTGCCGCTACATCATCTAAATCGTTAGATGTTTCAGATTTTTGTCCAAAGTAACTTTCTTTTATAGTAGCTACTTTTTCTTTAAATCCATCTACGTTTGCAAACTCAACTTCTTCAGCAAGTTTTTTAAACTTTTCTTTATCAGTTTCAGCAAGTGTTTTTGACGCCTCATCAATGATGTCTTGTCTTACTAATTCACCGTTACTTTTTGAAAGTTCAATATTCTTATTGATTTCTTCATTAAGTTTGTTTTCTAACGTTTCAATCTTTGTGGCTTGATCTTCTAGTACATCATACTTCTCATCCGGAACATCAATGTAATGATCTTCGAATAATTTTTTGAGACCAGATATAAAGTCTTCTGCGATCTCGCCCTTAATTCCACGTTCTATAGCGATTTGGTTTTCTTTCATCCACTCTTCTACAACATATGATAGATATGAGTCAACTTTTTCAACCATCTCAGCTTTAGCTGTTTCTGTTTCTTCTTTTAACTTCTCTTCGTAACCTGCGTACATTTTTTTCTTAGCTTCTTTAACTTTTGTGTTAACAGCAGCTTCGAAAATTGTTGCAGCTTTCGATTTAAAGTCTTCCGATAAATCTTCGTCTTTTACTAATGCTTCAACGTCAGCAGAAACATCAATTTTATCTTCTTCGATTGTTTCTTCTTTTACTTCTTCATCAGTAGTTTCAACGATTTTCTCAGAACCTTCTTCATCAGCTTCGTCTTGCTCTTCTTTTAACTTAGGCATAGGGTCAGCTGCACCTGCATTTTTCTGTTGAGCATCGCCTGAAACTGGCTTAGATTTTTTTGTTGCGTCTGGATTAGAGTCTGTCGGCTTAGTAACTGCTGGACCTAAATCTTCCGCCTCATTACTAAGGTGAGTAGGTTCAGCCGCCACAGCGTTCTTCTTCGGAGCATCAGCTTGTGGGTTAGCTGCGTTAGCTTCCACTACTGATTCTTTTTCCAGCGCCTCAATTTGCTTTTCTGTTTCGGCCATTTGAGAAATCTCCTCTTGTTTATAAACGTTTATAAATTTCTTTTCTTATTAGATATTTATAAAATTAAAGTTTTTTAAGTAGCGATTCAAAGACTTTTAGTTTAGCTTTTTCTAAACTTCTTTGTTTCGCTTCACGCACTTGTCGTTTCCAGGCGTCTATATCCTTTTCAACAAGTACACCGTTATCCCAAACCCACTCTTTATTTTCCATAATACCTTGTACAAAAGCATCTGGAGCTGATGGATCTGCGACTATATCAGCTGCTGTCGCAAGATAAAAGTCATCTTTTACATAATTTGCGCCATTACGCTGTATTAGGGAACCCATACCTCTACTTGAAACACCAAGTTGAGCACCTTCGTCAATAAGACCTTTTACAATCTTACCGTATGGAGTATCCATAATCTTTGCCTCACCAATAAAATTTGTTCCGTCTGGTGAAAGTTTAGTAATCATGTGTGATACACGCTCTAAATTCACAGTTGGTC